AGAAAATGTACTTAACATACCCTCTGAGCGTGGAGACATTACTAAGATGGCTGAAATTCGTAAAGCAGCAGCGCATTACGGTCAGCCAGAGGGTCAGGCAGTATTCATTCCTGGTATTGGGCGGGTAACGGAAGAAGAATACCAAGAAGATAAGTACCGTATGGAAAACGGTCTATTAAGTTATGGCGACACAGGAGCGTGGAGAGATGCAGCAAGAGCCAGAAGAATTATGGATTGATAGCGTATCTTTAGATCGCCATCAATCAGAATCTTTTATGAATGTAGAAAAAGATGACTTTGACCAAGACTCCGAAACTATATTACAACTCAATGGTCTTTCTCAAAACTTTAAAAGATCTGCTCGCAGAAAATTAAGCAAGGCACTTATCACCGCTGGTGGTGAGATTGTCACGGCTGATGATAATGTATACGCAGGCGACGATGCTACATCAAAGCAGATTATTCCAGACAAGTATGGGTATGGAATTTTTGATGTTGTTGAGCCTTTATACAACCAAGCAGCCCTCGCTAAAATCTATGAACTTTCTGCTCCAAACTATGCAGCCATCAACGCAAAGGTGGCGAATATTGTTGGCCTAGGGTACGATTTAGTGCCAACTCTTAACGTGATTGAAAAGATTGAGTCTCTATCAGACCCAGAAGAGTTAGGTCGCGTTCGCAGAAACCTATCTAGACAAAAAGCAAGAGTGATTGACTGGCTAGAAACCAGAAACGATGATGACACTCTTACAATGACTTTAATGAAGGCGTACATTGACGCAGAGGCTACAGGAAATGGCTATATCGAAATAGGTAGAAAAACTACTGGCGAAATTGGATATATTGGTCACATTCCAGCCCCAACAATGCGAGTGCGTAGACTAAGAGATGGTTTCGTACAAATTGTCAATGGTAAGGCTGTATTCTTCCGCAACTTTCAGGGTGAAGAGAAGAATCCAATCACCAACGATCCAAGGCCAAACGAGATTATTCACATCAAAAATTACACTCCAACAAATACTTACTATGGCCTTCCAGCAATTGTTGCGGCGAAAAACGCAATGGCGGGAAATGAATTTGCCTCTCGCTTCAACCTTGAGTACTTTGAGAATAAAGCCGTTCCTAGATATATTTTCTGGCTTAAAGGTGCCAAAATGTCAAGGAGCGCGGAGGAGAGACTGTTTGAATTCTTCCAGGGAAACCTAAGAGGACAAAGCCACAGGACCGTGGTTATTCCACTTCCTGCCGACACCCCTGAAAGAAAAGTAGAAATGAAGATGGAGCCAATTGAAACTAGCATTCAAGACTCTTCATTCAACAACTATAAGAAGATGAATAAAGAAGAAATTCTTATGGCTCATCGTGTTCCTGCATCTAAAGTTGGAGCAGCAGAAGGGGTAGGTCTAGCAGCGGCGAGAGAAGCAGATAGAACCTTCAAAGAACAGGTATGTCGCCCTGCTCAAGATTCATTAGAAAAGAAAATTAATAAAATTATTCAAGAAAAAACAGATGCTTTCAAATTTGAGTTTAATGAACTTACTCTTACAGATGAAGAGACAAGATCTAAGATCGATGAAAGATATTTGAGAATGCAGGTAATTGTTCCGAATGAGGTTCGTGAAAGACTTGGAATGTCAACACTACCTAGCGGTGATACTCCAGTTGTTCTTAATGCTCAGGCTCGCGCAGAGCAGACTGCTCAAACCACCAGGAACAGAGTAAGAGATCAAAATCGTCAGGCTAACGAGTCTGACGGTGGAGAATTGCCCAGAGCAACAATGGGTGACGGAAGACAGCAACAATAATAAGGTTAGATATAATATAATTGAAGTGTTATGGTCGATATTAACAAAGCGCATTTTGACGTAGACGGAGACAATCTGCGTCTTACTATGCCCATTGCTAAGATCGATGAAGAGCGCAGAATTGTTAGTGGATTCGCTACCCTTGATAACATCGACCGTCAAGGGGATATTTTATTATCAGATGCATCCCGCAAAGCATTCGAAAATTTTCGTGGAAACGTTCGTTTAATGCATCAGCCCATTCCCGCTGGAAAGGTTGTCTCTTTTAGAGAAAATTCCTTCTATGACAAGGAAAGTGGAAACACTTACAGCGGTATATTTGTAGATGCATACATTTCAAAAGGCGCTGAAAATATCTGGCAAATGGTTTTAGATGGTACTCTTACAGGCTTTTCCATTGGCGGAAGAATTGTAGATTACGAAAATAAGATGGACGACCAAGACTCAGATAATGGAGCCCTAAGAGTAGTAAAAGAATATGAACTCATGGAATTATCCCTAGTTGATAGCCCTGCCAATCAATTTGCAAATATCTTCTCTATTCAAAAACTTGGTGACGATATTGTTACCTCAGGTATGGCTACTGAATTTTCTACCGAAAATGTATTCTGGTGTCACACAGACAAAATTGCTATAACAGAAAAGGCTGAATCATTAAAATGCCCATCCTGCAAGCATGATATGACAGATGTTGGCTGGGTAGAATCAGCAGATGTAAATAAAAACCAGGAGATAGGAAAACTGGTAGATAACTTCCTTTCCAAAGCCGACTCATTAAGAGTTGGCGATTTTGTTTCCTGGAACTCTAGCGGCGGAACTGCAAGAGGAAAAATTACAAGAATTTCAAGAACTGGTTCGATTAACGTGCCAGACTCTGACTTTACCATTAACGCAGAAGAGGGTGACCCTGCAGTTCTTATTACTGTTTATAGAAAGGGTGCCGATGGCTGGGCGGCGACAGACACCAAAGTAGGGCATAAAATGAGTACCCTCAGAAGAATATCAAGTCTTGAAGGCAAGATGCACGACATGGACGATGACATGGATGATGATATTGATGATGACGATGATATGAATAAAGAAACAATAACTAGCGAGAATACTCCTGCTCGCAATGCACAGCAAGGACTTCCTGGCGGTATTCCTAAGACCCCTCGCAAAAAGAAGAGAATGTACCGTAGAGATGATGGAATGGTTAAGTCTGGAGACTATGTAGTATTTAAAGACGATGGCATCCTAATAAAAGGTCGTGTAGACGTTTTAGAGAATACAAGGGCGGCAGTAAGACTCTATAAGACACATGGCAATGCATTTAGACCAACAGAAACTGTTGTAACAAAAGACGTTTCTGAACTAATTAAACTTAAAGTTTCGGCTAAGAGAAAGATAGAAAAATCAATTTCCAATGAATATATTGAGGAATTGAATGCTCTCATCTCTAAGCATAATGAAAAATATGGTAATGTTGATTCTAGAATTGTACAATTCGATACGCTGCGTAAGGTTTTTGAGCGCGGCGTGGCAGCATTTAATAGTAATCCCGCTGCTGAATCGAATGACTTTTCTCCTGAGGAATGGGCGTGTGCAAGAGTCAAAGGATTCTTGAAGGCGGTAGAATCAGGTAAATACAAAAACAGGCCATATGACACAGATTTGTTGCCAAAGGGTCACCCATTGTCAACGAAAAAGTCAGATAATTCAGAGGAAAATGAACTGACTTTACAAAAACGAGAAGGAGGTGTTGAAATGGCTGACAACGAAACGAGCCATGAAGAACTTGACACCGCCGAGGCAACAGACGAAACTTCTGAAGAAGTAGAGTTTGAAGTAGAAGAAACTGTAGAGGACGTAGTTACTGAGGCTCTTGCAATGGCTAAGTCAGATAATGTCGATGCTGAAGTTGCTGCCGACACTCCCTCTGAAGTTTTTGATATGGAGAAGGCCCTTGGCGATATTAAGTCCTTCGTAGAAGAGACAATTAATAAGTCTGTAGAAACAAATACCGATTCACTTGAAAAGTTTTCCAGCGCAGTAGTCGAACTTGCTAAGGCAGTCGATGAAAAGTTTGGTCAACTTCAGTCCAAGTATGAAGAGGTCACCAAAAGTTTAGCCGATCTTAACTCTGCTACCGTTGAAATCGCAAATCGCGTCGAATCAGTAGAAGAAGAAACGGCAATTAAGAAGTCTGGTGAACTGGAATCCAGTATCCCAGAGCATCCCATAATGAAGAAATCAGTATGGGGCGGACGCTTCCTCAGTTCCGCAGAAGTATTTAACTAATTTAAAACAGAAAGAGAGGTGCAAAGAAAAGCATGAGTGACGCAATTAATAAAGCCGCTGCCGCAGTAAATGTTGGTACTGGTGCAATCATTTCAGATCTCGCTTCAAGCGGTGATATGGAGAACTTGACTACCAATCCACTAACTCAGAACGGCGGTGTGCTACTTCCAGAACAATCCCGTCGCTTCCTAGACTATGTGTTCGATCAGATGGTCCTAGGCAACGATGGTCGTAGACAGGTCATGCGTTCAAATACCGCAGAATTCGATAAGATTCAGGTCGGTACACGCTTGATCCGCAAGGCATCACAAGCAAGTGAAAACATCTTTGATGCTGGTGCAGGCGAAACAGGCTTCGCAAACCGTGGTGCTCAATTCACCAAGGTTGAAATTGTCACTACTAAGTTCCGCTTGGACTACGAACTCTCAACTGAGGCACTTGAGGATAACATTGAAGGCTCTGCTCTTGAAGATCACATTGTCCGCCTAATGGCTGGTCAGTTTGGTAACGATCTTGAAGATATCGCCATCAATGGTCTCGCTGCTCAGGGTACTGCATCCTACGCTGGTACAACCTACCCATACACAATCGATGGGTTCGTTAAACTGGCTGACGGCGCTGCTGGTGGTACTCACTTCGGTACCGCTGCAACCCTCACCACAGCATCCACATTCTTCACCGCTGCTACTACAGCAGGTCAGGTCAAGAGTGGTTCCGCAATCGCCTTCTTTGAGCAACTTTACAACGCATTGCCCCGTAAGTTCAAGGCTCGTCGTCAGGAGTTGAAGTTCTACGCTTCCACAAAGAATGTTCAAACACTACTTACAGATCTACGCGCAATTGGTTCAGGTGGTGTTCCCGAGGATATCGCTGCTGGTATTCTTCGTGGCACACAGCCCCGCGTCGGTGGTCCCGCTGGTATGACAACCTCCATCTTCGGTATTCCCGTGATGGAAGTTCCACTATACCCTGATCACTACGTTGACCTCACCTTCCCACAGAACAGAATCTGGGGCTTCCAGAGAGATGTTACTGTCCATCGTGAGTTCAAGCCAAAGAAAGACACCGTAGAGTACACAGTTTACGTCCGCATGGGTCTAAACATTGAAGAACTTTCTGCAATGGCTAAGGCTAATGCCGTAACTGGCTGATAATTAAATATCGCGTGGGGGAGGGGTCGATGTATATCGGCCCCTTTTCCATATCTATAATGTAGTAAAATATAATTATCCTATAATGGTGGTGCTGAATGCTAGAATACCTAAGAAAAGATAATGCTGGTTTAAATATTATCTATAATACAACTGCTGCAAGTGCAACAAGTGTTCTATTCAGCGTATCCGATTTAGACACCAATCAGGCACTACAATCAGGAAGTGCTGTGGCGGTAGCATCATCTGTATTTACGGTCTCATTAAACAGCACTACAACGCAGTATGATCGTAATATAAAAATTACCTATCAAGAAATTTCACAGTCTTCGTCTTCTACCAACATAGTATATGCTGGCCTTGTAAGGCCGTATGCATCCCCAGATAGAATCAGAGATTTGGCGGATATTCCAACTTCTGCTTCATCCAGTACCTTACAAAAACTTGAAAAAAGAGCGCGGCTATCCATAGACAGTTTTCTTGGATTTGGATTCTACAAAGAGTACAGAAGCATTGACATATATGGCAATAACACAGACATTTTGCAATTAAATGACAATATAATCAGTATCTCTAAGATATATGAAGATGACATTCTTACATATGAGGTAGATTCTACTACATACCAGTTTGAGTACCCAATTGAAATTGGAACTTCCGGGGACAGAATTAAGATTGTTAATTCTTCTACTAAAAATAAAGAAATGCTAGAGTACCCAAAATTCTCTGTATTCTACTATGATGGGCAATTTAAGAAAAACTATTTATACAAGGTAGAAGGTATCTTTGGGCATGAGTACGTCCCATCAGATATTGAATTAGCGGCAGCCTTGTTAGTAGAAGATTATCTATGCAATGACTTTAATATACGCAATAAGAATATAGCCCAGTTATCTAATGACTCATACGATATTAAATATGGCGCAGACTCTGCCACAGGGACAGGAAACCTTATGGTAGACAACATTCTTGCAAAGTATCTGCAGCCCAGATATCTGGTGATTTAAATGGGCAATTGTATTGCTGGTACTTCATACACCATGAAGGCGGATATTTATATTGCTTTAATCAATCAGGACTCTGTTGGCAGAGTAACAAAGTCATGGATATTTGAGAAAACTATTGACTGCATGGCGAGAGCAGTACTTCGTAAAGGTGTTGGAGATAACTCTACTGCGTTCGATGTTGAAAATTATATTAACATCTTAAATTCAATGGTCAAATTAAGAACTTCAGAAGTTATACCTTCAGATAGAAGGGTCGTAAACATCCGTAATGATTATGAGATTATTTACAAAGAAAATCAAGACCCTGCTACAGAGGGAGGCTTTCAAAACTCTACCATCTTTGAGCCAAGAGGAAGCACTCCAGTTATGAACTTTGACGGTAGAGTTATAGAATATGAAACAGTACTTATGAGGCAAGAAGTTCAGGTGCTGCAGTAATGGCTAAAATGCAAGCATTTAACACAGGAAAGTTTCCAGAAAAAGTTTTAGCCCTAGCAACTTACGATGGAACTCTATTACAAAGAACTTATAATAAACCTGCAAATAAAAGAATGATTAGTCGTGGCGCAGCATTTCTAGTAAAAAACTACTTTGATGTGTACATGGATTCATTGGCTAGAAAGGCAACTAAATCATTCCACCATATATATGAGTTTGATAGGGTAGGAGACAAGAGTTCAAGGTTATTTAAAGGGGTGGTTACAGACGTTCCTGAGGGTGCGGTTATGACTTACACCTTTGTTCCAGCGAAACATCCAAATAGAGAAGGATACCCGTTCCCTAATAAGGCAGAAGTTATGGAAGCGGGTGAACCTATTACCATTAGACCTAAACTTAAACCAAGACTGGTATTTCAATTAAAGGGGTCTGGTGATTGGGTAAGTGCTAAAGAGGTGTATGTTCCAAATCCTGGTGGTGAAGTCGGAGGTAACTTTGAAAGAGAGGTTGCTCACTTCATGAGATACCGCGCTACTTGGGTCTTGAAGAAGTTTAAATTCTATGAAAGAATAGAAGACTCTATAAGGCAAAAGAGAGGCATGATGATTCCAAGAATTAATAATGGAATGGTAGCAGATGCAATGAAAAAAGCAGAAATAGATGCGGATATAATCGCAGGGGCGGTGAGTACTGCTTATGTACAATAGTACTCCCAACCCTACAGAACTTGCTGTAGTTCATATTAATAATTATCTTTGGGCTCTGGCTAAAGGTGATATAAAAGATACACCAGAAAGTTATCCAGTAACAGCATCTACCGTATACGAGTCAGATAGATGGAAAACCTCTCCTACAGTATGGGACACAGGATCATTCACATTTCAACCATTTTATCCAGTAACCGAAAGCCTTGCTCCAGACTCAGCACAGATGCCGTACGTCCTTTATGACTACATTTTTGTTCCAAAACAAGGAACCTTCTGGCCTATGCAAAAAGAAGAGGCAGACTATATCATAGTTGGCGATATTCCACAAATTTATTATGTTAAAAATTGGATTGTAGAGGCTTTAGAAAAATACGATCAGTCGGCGGTGAATGTCAATAATTACCTAGCCTCTACCGCATCAGCATCTACAGTAAGGTTTAAGTATATTACAGTAGACCAAGATAACTACATTGCTGATGAAAAACGAATCGACAGTTTTCTTCCCAAGTTTATTACATGCTTGAAAATAACCTATGAATACACAAAATAATCAAGCACATGATAACATAATTAGTGAGGAAGCGATTTATTTCCCCAAACAAGGAGGTGAAAAAATAAATGGCTAGAGACTTTAATGCTAAGAATATTATTGTAGGCGCAGCAACAGTTTACGTTGGTCGCCCAGGCAAAGAGAACAATAGAATTAATCTATCTTCTTCAGTCGCTACTGCTCAGGACCCCACCAAGGTCGTTGATGCTTCTAGTGCTTCATGGTCACACATGGGTTACACCATGGAAGGCGTTACTCTAAACATTGAGCCAACATACAATGAAGTTATGGTTGATCAACTTCTAGATGTAGCAAGACTCTTCAAGACTTCTCAATCAGTAACGGTGGCTACAAGCCTTACAGAAGCCACTCTTGAAAACCTCTATGTTGCAATCGGTGGACAGACTGGCGCAACTGGTGACTACCAAACAGCATCTGCTACTGCACACTACAACCTTATTGCTAATGCTGATGGCACCAACACAAGCCCCGTATCCGCTAGCACTACTGCGGTTTCCACAGGCGGCAACGATGTTTTTGCTCAGGGTCAGAATATCCTGCACCTTAATGGTGGCTCCTTGGGTATTGCTCCCGTAGAACGTTCAGTTTGCTTTATTGGTTCTGCACCAACCTCAGTTGCTGAGACTGGTCCTTCTGGCAAGGCTGAAAGAATTTACATTCTTTACCGCGCTGTATCAGTAGATGCAGTTGGCGTCGGCGTTCGTCGTGACGATGCTACTGTGTTCCCTGTCAACTTCCGCGTTATGCCTTCAACAGAGAACGAGGCTCCAGACGGCAATGCTGCATACGGCAAGATCGTTGATAGAATCTACTAATAATTAAATAGGCTTATGATAAAGACGCGGCTTTTTGTCGCGTCTTTATCATTTATGGGGTATAATATTTACAAACGAGAAAGGATTTTTTATGGCTACTAAGGTTTATGAAACAGTTGAATTAGAACTTCTAGATGGTCGCACCATCACAGTAAAGCCATTGAATTTAAAGAATTTAAGAGAAGTAATGAAAGAATGGTCAAAGGCTTCAGATGTTAAGACAGAGGATGAGTTTCTAGATGTTCTTATCACCTGTACTTCAATTGCCTTCCGTCAGTTTGCTCCAGACTTGGCAGAGTCAAAGACGGAACTTGAGGAGTCTGTAGATCTTCAGACCATGTACAAGATTCTTGAGGTTGCTGCCGATATTAGGCTGAATGACCCAAACCTAGTGGCGACGGCTCAGGAACTCGCTGGGAGGATCTAGACCTAGCCTCTATGGTAGGAGAAGTATTCCTTCTGGGACATTGGAAGGATTACGATGAACTTGAATCGTCGCTATCCATGCCAGAAATTGCTGCAACACTAAACGCAATGTATGAATCTGAACGGAGAAAGCAAAAATTCATGGCAGCCCTGCAGGGGGTAGACCTTGATGAAAAGATCGATAAGGATATAGACGAAAGAGTGTCTACCTTAGAAGAAGTCAAGGCCCGTGCAGCAGCCAGGTTAACAGGAGATCAAAACGTGGCTGGCGCTATCAGTCAGGGTATTACCTCTGACATGGGTACCCAATATAAGTTAATGGGAGGAGCAGAAATTGGCTAACGTCATTCACTCCACCCTTACTTATAATGCCAACCTAAGTCCCGCTCAGGCTCAAATTAAGGCCCTTACAGGGCAAATTGCTACGCTTACTACTGCATTTAATGCATTAGACAAGAGTGCTATGAAAACTCAGGCAACTCTTGCTACTACGTTTATGGCTAGTGCTGGTCAAATAGGTGGCTTTACCACTCAAATGGTAAAGACAAATACAGCCGTAGATGATTTTGGTCAGGCTATTGCTAGAAACCGCTTAACAATGCGGCAGTACTTTAGAGAAGCATTTGCTGGTTATGCTAAACAAAACAGTATGATGAAGAAACTTGCTCAACAGCAAGTTATGATGCAGCAGTCAATGCTTGTCCCTCTGGGCGCTGGTGTTGGTGGTGCAGGTAGAGCAGCAATTATAACCCCAACATCATTAGACGCTTTATCAAGTAAAAGCGCGATGGCGGCTAAGAAGTTTTCCATCTTCAATGAATTAATTGACGGCGGAAGTACAAGAATGCTAAACTTTGGCAAGAATACACAATGGACTGGTCGCCAGTTGATGGTTGGCTTCACCCTTCCATTAATTATGTTTACCGCACTTGTATCAAAACAGTTCAGAGAAATTGATAAAGAACTAACTAGATTTGAGAAAGTCTATGGCGCAGACCTAGCAACCTCTGTTGAGGGCGCTACCAAGAAAATGCGTGAGCAGGTTGAGCAACTTGCATACGATATTAGTGCTGCATATGGTATTGCCGCAAAAGATACTGCTGCATTGGCAGCAGATATTGCTCAAACTGGTAAGGAGGGGCAGGCATTATTAGATTCAATTCGTCAGACTACAAGACTCTCAGTACTAGGAGAAGTAGAAAGACAAGAGGCTATGCAGGCAACCTTGTCTATTCAAAATGCATTCAAACTCAACACGAACGAACTCGCAGAGTCCATTGACTTCCTTAACGCAGTAGAAAATCAAACCTCTACAAACCTTCAAGATCTTGCTGGTGCAATTCCAAGAGTCGGCCCAGTTATTCAGTCTTTGAATGGTGACATTAAAGATATGTCACTTCTTCTTGTGGCTATGCGTGAGGGTGGAGTGGCAGCAGGAGAAGCCGCTAACGCATTGAAATCTGGTCTTGGTAGGCTCATTAACCCCACAAGGCAAGCAAGAGAAGCGGCTGCAAGTTTTGGTATTTCTCTAGAAGATATTATTTCTAATAGCCGTGGTCAACTAATTCCTATGGTATTTGAATTACAGGATGCCCTTGCTGGGCTAGATGATTTTGCAAGGGCGCAGGTCATTGAAAAACTATTTGGTAAGTATCAGTTTGCCCGTATGTCTGCTTTGTTTGCTAACTTAAGAAGACAAGGTTCACAGACATTAGAGGTAATGGAGTTAGCCTCTGCAAGCAGCACAGAACTTGCAAAAATTGCTAATCAAGAATTAGCAACATTACAACAATCAAGTGCTATGAGATTCCAAAGAACTGTTGAAACTTTGAAGAACTCACTACTTCCTCTTGGTGAAGTACTTACTGAAAGCATGATTCCAATTCTTTCTGGTATTGGAAATGCAATTAGATCATTTATGGATTTCTTCTCAGCACTTCCTGGACCAATAAAAGACTTTACTAAGTTTGCTGTTGTTGTAACGGCACTCGCTGGTCCAGTAGTCATGCTTGTAGGTTTATTTGGTAACTTGGCGGCTAATGGCATTAAATTCTTAATGGGTCTAACAAGAATTGGTGCAAAGTTAATGGGAATGAAAGTTGATAGATTTGAACTATTAACTAGAGATGTTATGGCGGCACAACTTGGTGTAGATGGTCTTACAACATCATTTATGGAACAGGATGTTGCACTTAGAAAACTTTCTAGTAGTCTTACGGCATACGCTGCACAGTTAAGGCAAACTTTAATGATCAATCCATCTTACGCTGTAGCAGGCGCTCCAATTCCAGGAAGACCTCCAATAAGAAGACAAGCCGGGTCTAGAGGCGCTGAATTTGTTCCTGGAAGTGGTCGTGGAGATAAAATTCCAGCCATGTTGGAACCCGGAGAATTTGTTGTAAATAGAGCGGCTACTGAAAAATTTGCACCCATCCTTGTTGCAATGAATCGCGGTAATGTACAAGGTTTTGTAAAGGGTACTCAAGAGACCCATCTTACTGGATCAAAAATGGTTCCTGCGTCTGCATTGGTTGCTACAGGTGGACTTGCAAAGGCTGTGTCAGATAGTTTAAGATTGCTAGGCAATCAAATGATTCAAGTTTTTAGTAATTTAGTAGTAAGCCTTCCATCAAAAATAAATCAGGATTTAAGAGTTGGTCAGGCTGGCGTTCCTGCATCTACAATTTCTGGTTTATTAAAAGATCAACAAACTTGGTCTAATATTATGAAAAATACTGGACTAACATTCCAAGACCTACAGCCAGTAATTAAGTCAGTTACTGGTGCTCTAGATAGATTAGATAATGAATTAATAAATGACCCCAAAGTTTATCAGTTGGTTGAGGCATCATTGGCTACTCTTGGTAGGCAGGGGGATAGGGCAGCACAGGTGCTACAAATTCTTAGCAATCAGTATGGGACGTTTGATTTAAAGAGAAGGCAGATAGATGATATTCTTCGTCAGGGTGGCTCTCCTGTAATTAAAGAAACTGGTCAAAGAGAAAGGCTTGGTGTTGGTGTTGCACCTTCCTATACCACCCCGCTTACTGGAAGAGGTCAATTATTACAGAATAAGCCATATATGGATCTTATGGGTGGAGGAAAGGTTGCCCCTGGCTCAGTACCTATAGCACAGGAACTAGCAAATGTTCAAAAGCAAGAACTTGGACTCGCCCAAAGAAGAGTAACAGCAGCAAAATCACTTCAGACTTACCAGGACCACCGGGAGAAACTCCTTACAAAGATTAATATTTCTGAAAGACATGAAGCGTTATTACGAGAAGACTTAATAAAAATTACAAGAGATAGCAAGATTCCATTAGATCAGAAAATAAAACTTCAGCAAGAATTAAATAAAAAAATATCTGATGAATCAGAATTAAGAAAAAGAATTAATGTTGTTTTAGCAAGACTAGAAACAGATATTAAAAATGCTTCTAATAGAATGGCTTCTTTAGGTGGTCCTAGTGCTATAGGAAGAGGCCCTGGAGGATCTGCAGGATATCTTTCTGGAGGTGCATCACCTTACGCACCCGCCGCTGGTGCAGCGGTACCCCTTTGGCTGAGAGAAAGAATGAGAGAAGCCAATGCAAATGCACCAAAAAGAGTAATTAGAGGCCAAACTATAGGACCAGATAGAGATGGTATGCAGATGGGTGGCCCTCGCGGACAAGGGCTAATGAATGCTGCATTCATGTCAACAATGCTTATTTCAAGTTTCAGTATGATGGGCGGGGCATCAAATGATCTTGCTATTAAATTAGGACTTCTTAGCACCGCAGTTATGACAGCAACGATGGCGATGCAAATGTTTGCTGGTAAAAACGTTGCTGGAAACTTCTTAGGCCTTGGATCTCTTGGTAATAAAGTTTCTTCTGTTGGCGCTGCAAGGCAGGCTGCTGCTAATGCTGCTATGCTACCCGGTCAAGCATTGATCGCTGGTCCAAAACTTCCAGTAGGCGCTGCAGCCGCAGGAGGAATGAGTCCGCTAGCCGCCTCAAAGGGCGCAGCAGGGGCAGGGTTACTAAGAATGGGAGGAATGCTTTCTATGCTTGGTGGTCCAGTTGGCATGGCTGCAGCAGGAGTTGCAGTTGCTGGTGTTACCGCATTTATCATGTATCAGAAGGCGGCTGAAGAAGCAAGAGAAAGAGCCATGTCTGCATTTGCCGATCCAACCAAGACGGCAGAATATTTTGGTATTGCAGTAGAAGATGTTACAGAAAAACTTAAGGCGGTTAGTTCAGCAGTTCCAGGAATTGAAGAAGTAGATCAAAATCTAAGAACTGCAGTCAAAGAAGATTACGCCACCCTGATTGAAAAAATTAGATTTGGTGGAGCGGAGGCAGGCGGAAGAGAACTTGGAATAGTCTTTAATAAGATGCTTGCAAGCGGCCTTTCAAAGGAGCAGGCAGAGGAAGCAATTAAGGCTATTGCTATAGAATCTGGTGCAGCAGGGGGAGTAGCATTCGCATCAGCCATGAGACAAGGAATGTTTTCTGATAAGAGTGCTGCAGAAATTGCAAGGTCTACTGCAGATATGTTCAATCCAGAAAAGCAGGCTAAGAATAGGGCGGCAGCGCAACAGACATTGACCGCGTTTGAGAATGAAGTTGGAGTGCTTGGAAGAGTTCAGGGAACTATGGCTCAGAATTTTGACAATACATTTGGCGATATTCTAACTGGTGCTCAAAGTTTTGCAGTTAATATAAATCCAATAATGAAAGGAATCCGTGCAGTAACCGACTTTGATATGTTCGAAAGAATGTTTGACAAAGATGCCAATCAAGAATTTATTGACAACGCTGCCAATACTGAGCGTCAAGTTCATCAGATGCAAACAAATATTGAAGAGATGGCAGACGTTAGTGCAGACTCCATTGTTAAAATTACTGAAGTAATGTATGAAAACTTTAAGAAGGCTCCTAGAGAAACTATAGATGCACTTAGAGAAATTCAAGAGGCTGGACAAAGATCAACAGCGGTGGCATTTGACCCCAAGCCAATCAAGGATTTTATTACAGAAATAGATCCAATTAATGGAATTATACTCAATGCACTCATTGGTCAAGATGAAGAGTTAGCCACAAAAGTAATGGAAGGCATTACTGCCGGAATGTCAGTACAAGAAATTATTGATGCCTTGACTGAGGGAGGGGTTCCATCTCTAGAAGTAGAAGTTGAACTAAAAGTTAGAGAACAAGAAATTCAAGTTCAGATTGATGAGTTACGGGCAGACCTTAAAGAAGACCTTGTTATAGACCTTGACCTACAAATTAGTGAAGAAGAAGAAAAACTTGAGGGGGTCAATAAGCAACTTGAAAGAATGGACAAGTTCCGTGCCCGTCATGAAGGTGTTCTAAAGAAAGATATGAATCGTCTAAACCGGGCGTCTGAGTCAGCAATAGAAGGTATGAACGATGAAATAGATCTTATCAGAGAACGCGCAGATGCAAGAAAAGAAGAGTTTGATGAAAAAATTGATAATCTTAATAAAGAGAAAGAAGAAATTAATAACGCTGCAGACGCCTATGTTGACTCATTAAGAAAGCGTGAAAGAGCGGATAGTTTCTATTCAAATCAAAGAAAGACTGCATTTAGCGCACTACAAAAACTGGCGGCTGGTGACGTATTTGGATTCCTTCAGGATCGTGAGCAAATGTCAGCAGACGCTCAAACCTTTGCCTATGACAATATGATTCAAGGAATTGATGATAAGCGAGATCGTGAAATAGAAGCAATTGATGAAACTATAGAAAAGGAACAAGAGCGTCAAGAGAAGTACGAAAAGAACGTAGAGAATAGAATTGAACTAATTCAAGATCAAATTGATGCTGAAGAAGAGTTAATGGATCAAAGGCAAAAAGATTTTGACCGTGAGATGAGATTCTTTGATCGTAGAGAAAAGAGAAGAAGAATAGATCTGGATAAGGAAAAGAGAGAAGTTCAAGTATCTCTAGATCAATTACGCGCTACGCGGCAGGCGGCAGAATCAGGTCAAATTCAGTCTCAGAAAGAACTTTCTGATGCTCTAGGAAAAGAAAAGGCAAAGCCCTACTTTGAAGAGCAGAAGGCAATTGTCAAGACTGAAATGATGAAGAAATACATTGAGATGAAGGATAAGTATCCTGATGAGAGTGATGCACAATTACAGATGCGTTCTCACGGAGAACTTATTGATCTATTTAATGCTTTATATGGTGTAACTCCTGGGCAAGGAAGAAGGCCCACAATGGGATGGGCTGGACAACTAGAAGATATTGGGTTTACTCCTAACTTTAATACAGGCGGTCCTGTTAACGGTCCAGGAACACAGACCTCTGATTCTATTCCAGCCATGCTTTCTAACGGTGAATATGTTGTTCGTGCATCTAGTGTAAGCAAGTATGGAAAGTCCATGATGGATACCATAAATGCTGGAAAGTTTAATAACGGAGGATATGTCTCTGCAGACCAAGCCGAAAGACAAGCAACTGGTAAATATCTTGGTGGCGTTAAACCAAAACAAACATATACTGGTGGAACCCCAACATATTCTGGCGGATATGGTAGTGCCAATACCCAAGCAACTCAAACATCTGGATATAAGAAAAAGATTTGGGATCAACCAACGGGCAGGAAAAAAACAGGTAGTGGTGGCTTCCTGGGAGATTTAATTGCTCAGGGATTTAGATCAGACTTTGCTGATTTTATATCTGGCATGGCTCCAGAGGAATATCGTAATATTATTGGAATGAATCTATCTGGAGACAGAAATTATGGTCAAAGAGCCGGATGGGAAAAGGCTTTAGGTTCTGGTCTTTTTGCTACAACGTTCTTACCAGGGCTTGGCCTTGGTCTAAAAGGTGCAACAGCACTTGGAAAATATCTTCCAAAGTTAGCATCGGCATACAAAGGTTCAAGGTTTGCATCAGATAGAGGTTCAATAGGATGGATGCCGGGTGGTGTAGGCGGAGACATGGTAATGCGTCAGGGACTGCTCCTTAATAAAACTGGGAGAAGTTACTGGATGGGTGAAGAGGACGATCTTCTCAAGTTTAAAGCAACTGAAATGTTTAATGAGGATGATTATCTTACCCCTGGTGCAGAATTACATATTCTTAAGCCAGGTGCAAGTATTCATGGAAATATTAGTAAAGATCCGATTGCTCAATGGATGGCATCCCATAAAAACTATGGGTCAGAAATTACCCTATTAATGTCCCTTGCTGCCAGAGAAGTCCAAAAAAGGTACGGCGTGCCTATGGTTGCTGATAGTAGTCTATCAGAAAGGGCATACAAGTTTGTTGAAAAACTAGTAGGTACTGGTCTAATTAAATGGAACCCAGAAGGTACAAATATCAACTCGTTGACTCCTGATCAAATGTTTGAGCATATGGTGGAAACGCCAAGAGGAGGGCCACAGGCATTCTTAGGGCGCGAACTAGCAACTTACTCTCAACCTAATAAAGAAGAAGTTGAGTTAGCAAGACAATTCCTTAGAGAGTCTTTGAGAAATTCTAGACTTGGTAAGATCTCAGCAGTTGAAGATGCTTGGTCTCAAGCGAAACTTGCTAGAATGTTGCGAGAAAGAGAGGCAGCAAAAGAGGCGGAGCGTGAAGCAAGAAGAATCCAATATGAAAGAATGATGCAAATTCCACCAGATGCTCTTTATGCTAAGGGTGGTTTAGTTGGAAATATTCAAAAATTTGCAGAAGGAGGAATGGTTGGTCCTAACGGCTGGCCTCACCTCACATCATATGATTCCAACCTTCTTGCAACAAAGAATATCCCTGGAACTCAAATTTCTCTCAGAGCAAGAAAAGAAGTTCTGCCATTATTCCTTGCTATAGCATCAGAATATAACAAGAGAATTAGAAAGATTGATCCAAGTCAGTCAGCGGCGTTTGATTTAAGATTAGATAGACCCCATGATCAGAGGGCCAAATCTAACCATCCTTCTGGAACAGCGATGGATATAAACTGGTCTAACGAGGGTGCTATGTCCTCCTCCGAGGCTTTATACAATTGGTGGGCTGGAAGAAAGAGTCCTGGCGCTCCATGGGGAAGCATTTCTAATGTTCCTGCGAGCGATGCTAAAAATATAAAAAATAGATTTAATAGATTTGGTCAAATTATTGAATGGTATGGATCATCAAGGCTGGGTGGAGATTTCCTAGGATCTACTCCAGATTGGATGCATTGGCAAATTAGCCAAGTAACCAAGCCTGGTCCAGATAAGGTTAAAGAAATAACCAGAAGGTTAGGCATAGATGACGAGGGCCTTTTTGACGGATCAACTGAAGAAGGAGAAGGTAAACCTGGAAGAGGAGGTCGTCCTCGTAAAGGGTCTAATGGTACTGGTGCAGGCGGAAGATACATGCCATCATCTGGTGGATATGGGGCATTAGATCCAAGCGGTGGAGCCTTTGTTGGAAAGGCTATGCCAAACTTCTTATCTGCAATTCAACTGCCAGGAAAAGATACTAGTGGAAAGCCTGGTGGAAAACCGGGTGGCAAAGAAGACAAGCCGGATAATAATGGAGATTATCGTAATCAATACATTAAAGGTTCTCAATTAGTTAAACTTTTACATGCAACTGGATTTAGGGGTACAGATTTAAGGACTGCTTATGGCGTTGTTATGGGTGAGTCTGGCGGTAATAGAAAGGCTGTAAATAATAACGGGTCCAATAAGGACTGGGGGCTATTCCAGATGAATGATTACTGGAATAGAAACATTGTTGTCGATGGTAAGAAAGCAGATTTTAGTCCAGAAAAAATATTCGATGCTCAATATAATTCTAGATTTGCCCTAGCAACAACAAAGGACCCAGGCGTAATTGCACATTGGAAAGATCCATGGAAAGATTGGAATGCATATAGCAACAATACCCCATGGTATCAAAAGGGACTAAAAGACTTTGACAATAATCCACAATGGAGAAAACATCTCAACCTTAATGCAGGAGGGCCAGTTATAGGTCCAGGAGGTCCAGTATCAGATAGCATACCTGCAATGTTGTCTAATGGAGAGTATGTAATTAGAGCAGATAGCGCAAGAAAGTACGGAAAGTCATTCCTTGACAAACTTAATTCTGGTCAACTTGGCTCTACCTCCTACGCTAACCCAATTCCAGAAATGGCTATGGCTGCTGGAGGAATGGTTGGATTCTCTATAGGTGGAGTTTCATCACCATCGTTTAATATGCCTAACATGAATGATATGTCTAACACTCAAGTTAGAGGCGCGGTGATTAACACTTCAAATAGTTCAACATCTAATAATTCTAACAACGTTAAAATTGTTATAAATGGCGCTGGAAAGAATGCAAATGCTATAGCAAACAAGGTAGCAAAAATGCTAAACTCTTCCAATAACGCAAGAAATCATTCTAGGAGTACAAATTAATGCCTGCCGAAACATTAAGGACAACATGGACTAGGCCTACGTTAGTTATTTTTGGAGAAATTCCACCAGTAGCAACTACTGCCAATACTGGGCTGTGGAACTTAGGTGACAATACGGTGCCCGGTCAAAAATTCTACTATCTCACAGATGATGGAAGGTCAGAACTTCAGGTAAGCGTGGAAAGAATTGAATACAAGAAAAGAATGATTAATGGAAGAATGAGAGCCTACCACGTTGCCGATAAGAAAAGTTTTTCAATGTCATGGGAAGATATACCAACTTCAAAAACTATAGTGTCCGAGCATAGAACTACAGCAGGTAGGGCAAACATTGCGGCAGCAAAAGAACTTTTAGAATGGTATGAAGATCATACAGGAAGTTTCTACCTATCATTAGTTTATGATAATACACAGGCGGCTTCGGATGTTCCATTGAAATACAGACTAGAGACATATAACGTTTTCTTTGAAGATTTTTCATATGTGGTAAAAAATCGTGGTCCTACGCATGATATTTGGGATATTAGTATTAACTTGGTGCAAGTGTAATGCTAGATTACAGTTCCCTAAGAAATGTCTTTAAGGCTACCGATAGAATAAATTCAAAGCATCTTGTTTTAGCAGAATGGAATATGAACAAGTATCAGACTATTGAGCGGTATGGAATTTATGTACCTACGCCCCCTCTTACAACATCTTATGTTTCAACAGATGGGAATATTTCTTCTGGAGAAAACTATTTAATATATGATGATGGTTCAACTAAACTTCAGCCAAACCAAGAATACTTTTCTCAACTAGCATCTGTATTTAAACCTAATAGGCCAGATCCTGGAATTATACTTACCCAATTTCATAAAAATATTGCCTTAGTTAAAAACGCCTCCGCTCTAAAAAGGGCAAATTTGAATCCGTACCAGGATAGGTACTACCTATTCTCTGAGCATAGAAAGTATGATTATTTTAATAGTGCAAAGACTCTAGTGACTTCAAGTGGTTTTACTATGCAGGCGGTATCAAACCCAACTAACGGAACTATTTCCGGGGCGAACCCTTTTGTTATTTATGAGAACACCTTCCCATGTAATAAAATTACAATAAAGGTTCAGAACCATATGTCTGTTCCAGTAGAATTTTCTATAGAAATTCTTCAAGGGTCTACATGGGTAACAGCATACTCAAAAACACAATCATCTTCTGCAGACTTTTCAGCAACTGGAGTTTTAAATATTTACTACGACCCTACAACATCTTCATGGGTCAAAGTTACTCCAAATACAGACATTGGAAGATATGTTGTTAATGACCTAACCCAACTAGATAATTTAAATCCAACAGAGTTGAAAAGAATTAAGGGGATTAGACTTACTGTATATAAAATGTCCTTAGTAACAACGACAAAAGGAAATTTTCCAGCACCGCTAGAACTTATAGAAATATCTCCAAGGGTTGAAGCAGATGTTAGCGACTATACAGAAGGTTTTACTTTTAATAGTTCCATAGGAGATTCTACAAACTTTGGTCTTCCTGTAGGATCGGTGGTTGCTGGTACAGGAAATTTGACCCTATCTAATGAAAAAAACTTATTTCTTTTTACTAGTGCATTAAAAAGTTTAGGTATGCTTTCTCCAGATGTAAAGTTTTTATTCTATCAGTTAATCACTCCGCCTGGAGATGTTGAAAAAGCCATTCCATTAAAAGTTATGTATTCAGTAGAATGGAATGTTCAACAGGACTACTCTGCTACCATCCAACTAGAAGATGGCTTTAAATACCTAAGAGAAACTAGCGCCCCAGACCTATTATTTAACTCATCTATAGGTATACCTATATCTGTAATTATCTTGTTTTTATTAGACAACGCTGGTATAACAAACTATGAGTTTAAAAAAACAGATAATTTGTCAGATAAGCAAGACACATTAATTAGAAGTTTCTTTTCTCAAAAAGAACAAACTATTGCAGAGGTGTTAGAAGAACTTGCTGTTGCAAGTCAATGCGCTATGTACTACGATGCAGTAGGTAACCTAAGCGTGCTGACCAAAGAAAGACTTACTGAAAAAGTCGGAAAGACAGACTCAACATCCAGTACCGTAGGAACAGACTTCTGGATGATTCTTGATGAAGATTATACAATTAATGGATCTAACGCTACTGAGTACTCGCAGATTTCAGCATATCGGTCCAACGTGGTAACGTATTCCGAACAACAACTAAACCCAGTAACAGATGGAGATATTGTTTATCATACTTATGGACCACCAAAACAACCAAGACTAGATGAGTTTCCTGAGCAGGCTCTTAATAGATTGCTAGAAAATACTACATTCCCAGCATCTCTTGCATTTACAAACTATGGATATAATACATCTATTGCTTGGACAGCGGCAGAGGGCGATGACGGTGCTATGGGCGCAGCAAATCTAATGAAAACTCTAAATAGTACAAGGCTAAAAGATTTATTCCCATCTATATCTAATACATTTAATGCGGCAGATGAAGATGAGGCGGTACGCGCTATTTATGCTGCATCTACAGGAACCCAAAAACTTTCTTATATTATGTACCTAGATCCCAATGAGGGGTTAACTATAAATCCATATAGCGGAATGGTTTTAATTGGAAACGAATTTATTAAATATAATGGAAAACTAGTTTCAATAACTTCTCCAAATTCTATAGGAACCCCTGTCAGTACAGAGAAAATTCTTTTCTCTAGAGAAGAATTTCTACAAGAAATTCGTAACATTGGAACTGGGGGGTCAGTTAAGTTGCTTGGTCTAGTGGTGGATTTTGAGTTTCAGATAACTGCTCAAACAGATAGTCAGTATACATATAAAATTATCGGTGACGGTCGTGGAAAACTAGGATCTCAGGCTCAAACCCATTATGCTGGCGTAGAAGAATTTGTTGGACTTAATAGCAATCTAAGATATGGGCTATCTCTAGGATCTTCATACAACAGAAACTTTCCTACTCCACAGGTAACTATAAAAAATAACTTCCTTGAGAGAACTAGATATAAGTCTGCTTACCGTGCTCTTCAAAAGAAAGGACTTCTAGATAAATTTTCTTCACAGTCATATCTTGGATTTATGAAAATATCAGGGATTGCAAATGATAAAGATAAGAGTACGATTAATAAACTTTTTAGCGGAGAAGGCAACTCTGACGTTGCCGATGAATTAAAAGAAATTAATAAACAAACAGACGATTCTGTACCAGGCAACTTTGACGATTTTATTTTTCTTGCTGGCGAAAGAAATATCTATGGTCAAAAAATACAAATTCCTTTTTCACCAAATATTATTAGCACAAGGATGAGATTATTTTCTCCAAGGAAAAAATTAAAGAATCAGTATTTAACAATGGAAACTTTATCATCTATTGCAGGAATTGCATTTAATGTAAATCAATACGGGGAGGGATACTACCTAGAAGTTGAAGGGGTTGCATCTGGAAAATCAAATGTGGCATCAGAAGCATTTAAAAATAATCTTAGATTCTATAAAGTAACCATTAAAGAGGGCGTATTTGAA